AGCAATACTGGAAGGCGGATATATATGCCGTGCAAGCCTTCGGCTTCCACGGCCGGGGGAAGGTAAAGGCTTCGCGAATGTTAATCGCTACCCCGGAATAAAGGTTAGGATTTGGAATTCCAAACCGTTATTCCAGGGTACTAGGGTCCCCCCTGCCAGACGTTCCCGCAGCCACCCCGGAGGGTATATGCAAATATATGCATCTGCACACATCCATACTTGACAAGCAGGCACAGCCGTGTTATCCTTCTTTCGGCTTTTCTTTTTGGTCAAACAACAAGCAAGCACATAACTTTAGGTGAGGCAAAACGCGTGCCGACAACCAGCGGTGGATTTGGCGAAGCCAACGGTCCGCTTCAGTGTACTGCAATTTCCAAGCGCTCACAACTTCGCTGTAAAGGCCCGGCAATCCTTGGGTCCCCCAACCAAAAATGCCGCATGCACGGAGGAAAAGGGACCATAGGTACCGCCAATGCCAGCTTCAAGACCGGCCGTTACTCCCGTTATATACCCGCCAACATTGAGGATCTGTACGAGCAAGCATTGTCCAACCCCGACTTACTCGACATGTCGGATCACATTGCTCTGCTGGAAGCGAAAGTTGCCCAGACACTTGCAGACCTTGCAGAAGAAGAAGTAGTCCCCCGCTGGTCGGACATGAAAGAGCTGTTCGCCGATTTCGAGACAAAGCTGCTCGCGGGCGATCAGGAACTCATGTTGACGTCGCTTGCCGCCCTGCACGATTTAATTGAAGGCGGCGTTACTTGGGACCGATCCTGGGGCGACATCAAAGACACGATGGAACAGTTGCGCAAGATGACGGATACCGAAGTCAAGCGCAAAAAAGAGCTGAACCAGATGGTGCCCATCGAGCGTGTCATGGCACTCATGGCAGCTGTCGCAACCGCCGTCAAGCGGAACGTCACTAACCCGGCCGAGATCCAAGTAGTATATCGGGAGATAGAGGTGATGCGCACGGGAAGTTCCACCATAGCCGACAGTGGCATTTCCAGAGTCGGTCCGGAGGTTATCGAGGTTTCCCCGAACGTAATCGGGCCTTCCGGTGGACGCTCCAAGCACGCCAAGAACCGCACAAAAAAGCGATTGGCGGCTAAAGTTGGGTAGAGCGAACAAGGACAAGGAACCCGTAGCACTAGAGGAAAGCTTCCAGCGGGCCGAGCAGACCGCTTTGAATGCCCTGCTAGATGGCCTCAAGTATGATCCAAAGGAGGTTCTACCTCCGCCGCTATACTCGAAAGACCAGTTGGAAGAGGAAATCGAAAAGCTGAAAGACCTTCGATATTTCCTACAGAAAGCCTGGACCCTGGTTGAACCCGCCACGTTCATCAACAACTGGCACATTGACGCCATCGCGGAACACCTGATGGCGGTGACATCGGGCGATATCAAGGACCTGCTCATCACAGTTCCACCCCGACATTCCAAGTCGCTCATCATTACCGTACTTTGGCCCTGCTGGGAATGGACGATGCTTCCATCCTACCGCTGGGTGTTTGCTTCCTACGCGTTTGCTCTTTCCGTGCGCGACTCTATCAAGCGTCGCAAAGTTATCCAATCTAACTGGTACAAGCAACACTTTGGAAGCGTGTTCACCCTTATCAGCGAGCAGAATACCAAAATCAGGTACGAGAACTCGAAGCACGGGTTCATGTTGGCGTCGTCCGTTGGAGGTTCGAACACCGGAGAGGGCGGCGAACGCATCATCGCAGACGACCCACACAACATCAAAAAATCAGAGAGCACCGATGTACGAGAAGATACCGTAAATTGGTGGAATATCGTCATGTCCACCCGGCGAAACGACCTTACCAAGTCTGCACGCGTCGTCGTTCAGCAGCGTACACATGAGGGTGACGTCGCTGGCGACATCATCGAACGGGGCGGATACGTACACCTTAACCTTCCCACCGAGTTCGGTTTCGCTGGTGCTCCGAGATGCCAGACACAATGGGTTGTCAAGGCGACCGGGGAACTCAAGACTTGGGAGGACCCTCGGCAAGAGATCGGCGAACTTCTTAACCCGCGACGATTTGGTCATGCAGATAATGAGAAAGCTAAGCTCGAGCTTGGCGACTACCAATATGCGGCCCAACACGGCCAGAACCCGACCCCGCCAGAGGGCACAATTATCAAAAAGGACTGGCTGAAGTACTACGGTGGACCTGGGCAGCCACCTGTTCCCGACTGGACGAAAGCAGCATCTCAAATGACGCCTCTCCTGTCGGTTGACTGTACGTTCAAGGAAACCAAGGACACCGACTTTGTGGCCGGTCTGGGGTGGACGATGTTCGGCGCAGACATCTACTTGATGCCTTTGCGCATCCACAAACGCATGAACTTCCCCGACACGGTTGACGCCATTGCGGAATTTGTAGGGGGAGAGTCGCTTGATAAACAAGTAAAATACCCCGGCGTCTATCCTTTCATCAAGATTAAGCTTGTTGAGGATAAGGCCAACGGTAGTGCTGTCATTGACACGCTCCGACACCGCATTGCAGGAATGGTTGCTTATCAGCCGGGGGGAGCAAGCAAGGAATCGAGACTTTCGTCTGCGTCTTGGCGATTTCGAGCGGGCAACATTTTTCTCCCCCACGAATCGATAGCACCGTGGGTGGTCGAATACCGTTACCAACTGTGCGCATTCCCCAAAGCGAAACACGACGACTACGTTGACGCCACAAGTCAAGCATTATTGTTCATCGGCGGTGATGCTTCATTCCAGGGAGAGCCAGTAGCTAGCGACCACGAGAGCATTTGGATAGCACCGAGCAGTGATCTTGCAGAATCTTCACCGTGGGGCACAATGTTAGGAAACTTGGTAGGCGGCAAATCGATTTGGAGAATGTGATGGCAAAACGCGGACGGTCCCACAGCGTGAACAAGCAAGCCACAACCCCACTGATAGCTAACCCCGGTCCCATGGAAGGCGCAATGTCCATGGAACCCAGCGAAGGTACAGCTTTCGGTAACTTCGGCATATCAGGTCTCGCCCGATACGGCAGTGTATCGCGGGTGTACGAAGAATTTCTGCGTGAGCTTCAAGGCCCACAAGGAATGAAATCGTACCGTGAGATGCTGGATAATTGCCCTATCGTTGGGGCTATCATGTTTGCCGCCCAACACCTCAGCCGCAAGGTTTCGGTGGGGTTTAAACCTGCCAACGATACCAACGAGGCGCGCAAGATCGCAGACTTCATCGGTTCTGCTATTTTCGATGACATGGAGAGCACTTGGCCAGATACTCTGTCCGAGATCTTGACCATGTTGCCGTTTGGTTGGGCGATGATGGAAATGCGCGTCAAACGCCGCAATGGTACAGGACCAATCAACCTGAACCCGCCTGATAACTACAGTTACATGACGACGGAAACCGGAATAGGCTATCCGGTACCCGCGTTTGCCCCCAGTAGATTCGACGACGGTCTCATCGGGTTCCGTAGCTGGTCCCTTCGATCGCAAGAAACCCTGTTCATGTGGGAGTTTGATGCGGATTCGAACGCTGTTGTGATGCAACAGATGGCCCCGCCCGACTATCGAATCCGTCGTGTACCGGTCAGCAAATCTCTTCTGTTCCGTACCCAGGTCAGCAAGAACAATCCGGAAGGTCGCAGCATCATCCGGAATGCCTGGACATCGTATTACATGAAGAAAAACCTGCAGATTTTCGAGGGTATCGGCATCGAGCGTGACCTTGCCGGTTATCCGATGATCCAGATTGAAAAGCCCGATGTCGCCAACGGTTTGTTCGTACCCGACATCTGGAATTCGAAAGATCCGGCGATGGTCAGCATGCTCTCCAACTTGCAAAAGATTGTTCGTCAGGTGCGGGTGGACGAACAAATGGGTTTGGTCATGCCGTGGTGGGCAAAGTTTTCGCTCGTCAATGGAGGCTCGAGACGTCGAGTTGACACAAACACCATCATCAGCCGGTACGACCAGCGAATCGCGATGTCAATGATGGCCGACTTCATCATGCTAGGGCACGAAGCGGTGGGTTCGAAAGCGCTGGCGGCAACGAAAATCTCGCTGTTCACTTCCGCACTCAGTTCGTTCCTTGACGTTATCGGCGCGATTATGGATCGCAAGGCCGTAGCGCTTCTAATGTCGTACAACGGGTTCCCGATGGAGCTGGCACCTACCTTCTACCACGGTGACGTCGAGAGTGTGAATATCGCCGAGCTGGGCGAGTTCATCGCCAAAATCGCTGGTACCGGCTTCAACCCTCTCGCTGGCGCGGACGCACGCAAGGCGGTCATGCAGGCAGCACGGCTACCCATCACGGACGAAGAGGCGGAAGCGGCACCGAACCTTCCCGGAGACGCCAAGGAAGGCGTAAGCGCCCCAGTAGGTGGCAGCGGCGGCGGGGCACCAGTCGCACCACAGACCACCAACACCGGGGCACCAGACATTCTACAGACTACATAGGGGGCGTGATGAATAGCGTCAATCGGAACTTCAAAGTAGTACGGACTCCTTCACCAGAACCTCCGCCGCGTGAGACTATATCCATTGGGGAACTTACGCGACAGTGCAACGCGGCCGCAAGTAAGATGGGCGTTGCTAACCCACACAAGTTGTTGCTACTCAACTGCGCATCAGCCATGCAACAGCTGTTCCACAGGATCGATGAACTTGAGAAACCTCGGATTGAGTTGACATAATGTCTGAGCTGCTCACGGTCCAGGAGTTCGCCAATCGCTACGGCGTCGATACAACCGAGGTTCGCCGTTGGATTCGACACGGTGACATTCAATACAAGTTGGTCGGCGCTCGTCACATGATGGCAATCGACCCTAGCGATTTGGCGAAACCTATCGTACCTACGTCCAACCCAGTTCATCTGTTTTTGCCAGTCCCAAACTATCTACTTTCACGGGCAACATCTACATCGGAGAACACACATGGCAACGGAGAGAGAAGCGCTAGTGGAGTTTCAAGCGGCCGAGCTGAAGAAATCTCAAGAGGAAACACTGTCAGTACTGGACGCCCTACGCCGATCCCGCAAAGCGCGGGGAGGGGTGGGAGCCCCGCTCCAGGTCCCAGCAAACCTCAGGGACGCAGCGGCGGGCCAGGGAATAATCATAACCGACGCTGACTTGAATGCTCCAGATCCAAGACAGCATTCCTAGCTTCACGTTAGGATCATCGTCTGTGCCCCGCGAAAAGCCTAAGGCGCTTCCGGAAGCTATCAGTGTGAAGAAAGCCGCTGAAATTCTGGATGTACACCACTTAACGATCCGACGTTGGATACGCGGTGGTTGGATAAAGGCTTATCGCGTGGGTCCGATGTTGATCCGCATACCTCGTAGTGAACTATCTCGCATGCGTACGTTGCGTGTCGAATATTCTGACAACTCCCAGCGACCCCGCTACCCGCAAGTCTAGAACCTCAACCTAGCCCGTTCGACAAGCCCGGAAAATATATGCAGATGTATGCATCTCCGCATGTCATCGTGCACACGTGGTCTAATATCCAATTAGAACCATGAGAACTCCCTTCAAGATTTGCAAGACGGACGAGGACCAGTGCCTCGTATTCGGCTTCGCGAATGTCTCCATCTCCAAGCGCACCGCTGTCGCGGAGGGTGGCGAGCAGTTCTTCGATCTCCAGGAGGACTCGATCCCCCCGGCAGACCTTGAAGCCGCCGCCTACGAGCATGTACTGGAATTCAGAGAAGCCGATGATGACCACAAGGGACCTGCGACAGGCCAACTTGTAGAGTCTATCATCTTCACACCTGACAAGCTGGAGAAGTTCGCCGCTGACCCGGTGACAGGGGAAGTGAACCAAGAGGACCTTGCGGTGCTCAAGCGCCTATTCCCGTGCCGCTGGTGGGTAGGATACAAGATGAACAAGGCGTCTTTCGATATGGTCAAGAGCGGCAAGTTTACCATGTTCTCTATTGCTGGGGAAGCCGACCGAGAGGAAGTGAAGGATTAATGGCTGCATCTGAAACGGTTCGCGGCGTCCTTCGCAACCTGAGGATCAAGCGAGTGGCGCTCGTGCCCATGGGGGCAAACTTCGACAAGAAAACTGGCGACGGTGCACATATCATGTTGTATAAGGGTG